TTTGGTGCAGTAATACTTTCTTTTGTTCCTCTTGGACTTGGTACATATGATTTTGGAATATTTTTTACTTGATCATAATCGTATAATTTGTCCGATTTTTTTGTTTTGTCTTTTAAACGATACAATACTTGTTCCCAATAATGCCCACAATTAACTCCACCNTTGAACTTAAATAAATCATAAGGTTTTGGTTTATCTGCACCTTTTGGTCTGTGTCCAAATTGGCTGTTCACACCATCACGACTTGCTTTATCAATATCCTCTAATCTATAAACATTTCCTTTATTTCTTCTTTGCATCATAATTTTACAAAAAGATCGGGTGTTATCACTTGAATATTTTTCTGCGTATCGATATCTTATTTTATAAAATGATTTATCNAAATAACTAAAACCATTAGGTTTGGAAGTAACTGCATCAGCGAATTTTTTTGCTATTGATTTATTTTCCTCTATTAAGGTACTTGCCCATAATTCATTATCTTCTATATCTTGATTTACTTCTCTTACTGCAACCTCCTCCCATTCATTTGTTATGTGATCATTATCTATGTGCAATAAAATATCGTTTGCAACTTGATCATCTAAATGCGATGCCATTTTTACACCCGTTTCTTCCTCTTTTGTTTCTTCATCTATTAATGTTTCATCAATGTCTGTAAATTCGAGTGGTTGAAGCGTTTTAAAGTATAAATTAAGGCTTATTCCGTTGTAGGCAAGTATTTCGTTGAAAGCATCTAATAAAAGCTCTTGGAACGGACGTATTACAGTATTATCCATAAGTGTTGATGCTGTTTTAAGTTCATCAGCATTATTACCCAATCCACTATTATCTTTAATTCCTAATAACATTGGACTAATAACTCGGTGTGCCACCATTATTTTACGCATACTTTCGTCTGATAAAAATTGGTATTGGTTATGAGCATCACTTAATTGTATTGCTTCAATACTACTTTCTGTATCAGCATTTTCGTTAAAACTTAAAATGAAACGACCTGCGTTAGAACTTCCACTATATTTGTCAAGTATTCTTTTCTCAATTAACGATCTTTCTTCCTCATTTGGAACTCCGTTGTTAAAGTTGATCAGCATACTCGGTGCTAAACCATTTAAAATATTGTTTAAATGATAATTCGCAATTTCTTCTTCTAATTCTGCGTATTGTAATCCACCTTGATAATCTACGGGACTAAAGTAATAATGTCCTGCAACGTAAGGTCTAACATATAAAATTTCTATATTTTCTTTACTTGTTCCAAATGCAGGTATTCTAATCGGCACTTCGTTTGGCTTCATTTTTTCCCAATCAGCAGAATAATAAAAACCTTTAATTTCTCCGTCCTCATCACATTTTTCCATTGCCAAAGTTTCAATTGGCATATGTTCTATCTGTGCGATTGATTTTTTGTCTTTAGAGTAAATAATTTGGATAGCGCATTGACCCATTAGTTTTAGATCATAAGCTAATTTACGAACGCATTTTTTATTCAATAAAGTAACTGCTTGTGCATACTCATTTGGAAATATGCTGTTGTCTGTTGCATCAATACCCTTTCCATAAATCATTTGACTAATACCATTTACAATAGCATTATTTGTCGCACTACCACTATACCGATCTATTAAATATTGAAAATAAGAATTTTTATCTCCAAATGTTACCCAATCTTTAGATTTATTAACCTTTATATTAGGCGAGTTATAGTTGTTTAATTGCACTATATTAATAGCGCTTTTTGATTTTTTCTTCATAATAAAATATAATCGTTATTACCACTATCAGCAGATACATATTGATTTTCGTTATTGTTGTATTTAATCCCTTGAGTTTGACTTGTTACGAATGCTTTATCTCTGTAAACAACCAAATTAGTGGTGCTATTAATCATTCGCATAGTATAATATTTTTCGGCTTTTAAATCTCCATTGCTATTATTTATGTCTATTTGAAAAAAATCTGCTTCAATTTCAAAAACCTGCCCACTACCAAAAGTAAAAATATCTTGGGTTTCATCATCTATAAATTCCAAAAAATATCCACTTATTCCGTCTACAAAAGCAGAAACATAAACATTTGGTAATATAGTTATTGTAGGTGTTGCGTCGTTTGCATTAATTACTATCATATTATATTAACGAACAATTTAGTAATATTTGCAAAAAGTAACAAAAAAAGGGTGACTAATTAAAGCCACCCCAATTATTAACTAATTCAAATCGTATTTTATGGATTGATTTGTTGAGCACTAACAGATATTCCCGTTGATGCTAAATCTTGCGATAAGAAATTTGCAGGTTTTGTCTCTTGTGCATTTAGTGTAAGTGTATATCCCGAGAGATCACCCATTGCTGCACCCGTAACGATAGTTCCACCATTTACATCTGATCCGTGTTCTAGTCCACTTAAAAATAAATTCCCATTATTATCCTCTACAATAACGTGAGGTCTTGCAACAGCAATTAGTGCAATCTCATCATTAGTATCTTTGTCTAATTTTTTGAAAGTTAGGTTAAGTGTTTGATCATAAAAAGTAGTTCCATTTTCTCTTGAACTTGTAATAGTTTGCTCAAAAGATGAAGTTCCTTTTAAATCATATTTGTAAGCTGTTGGACTTCCCGATAAAGTATCTATTTCTGCCGAAGTTGCTGAAACAAAAGACACATCGCCCAAAGTTCCATAATCGATAAAATAAACTGCTTTCAGTCCACCAACTGCTTTTTTACAAGGCTCTATTCTGCCCGAAGTAAGTAAACAACTCATAATTTTTATATTTTTTTTTAATAAAAAAGGGTAGGCAGAACCCACCCTTAGTCATTGATTATTATTTATTTTTATGCTCCGTAGTATACAATATCAGAAGCAATTCCGTACTGCACTCCTGCTGTATATCTCATCACAAATCTAACATTTTTAGACCCGTCAATATCTGCCATATCTATAATCTTAACTTCATTTTGATCCGAAAGTAATCCCGTTCCAAAGAATAAGTTTGATTTTTGAGCAGCGACCATTCTGTCATCTGCAAGTCCGTGAGCAGTAACAAGTTTTACTCCGTCAAAAGACAAAGAGCCACCATTTTGATACCACATTGTTCCTTGAGTATTTACACCCGAGTTATTTTCTCCGTTTAAGAATGATCCAAATCCACCTAAAGCTCTTACATAAGCTCTTGCTACATTTTGAGAAATATAAATTTGCATATCCTCTTTTCCATATAGTGCGCTTGGTATTGCATCTACAACTTTCCCAAGTTCTGCGATAACATTTGAAGCAGTTACTGCTGTTGGTACTATTGTAGTTCCTCCGTCTGTTCCAAATTGTGCTTCTGCAAATAATGTAGTTAATCCTTTGAAATCATTAGACCAATTCCACCTGCACCTCTCCATAAAGCAACCTCTACTGCTTGTGCAACGTCAGCCGAAACTCTTGCGATAAAGAAATCGCTAAATTTTGGTGGCATATTGTCGTGAGCACTAAAGCCCATACTTTCTGCTTCCCAATCTGATTGGAATGGTGTTTTACATAATTCAAGATTTACTTGAAGTTCTTTTGGGTCTAAAATTCTTTCAGTTAAATCAACTGATCCCGTGTCTTGGAAACCACAAGTAGCATCTGCAATTGCAGAAGTATAATCTACTACTTTAATAACCTCTTTGTCTTTTACGTTAGGTTTAATTGTGATCAAGTTTTGGTTTAAAGTGCTTCCCGAAAGAAGTGCCGCGCCAATATACTCTCCTGCAAACTCTCCTGCGTAAGTAGTCGTGATATTTAATCCTGTTGCCATAATCTAATTTTTACTTTTTGTTAATTTATTTATTTAATTTTTCTAATATAATATCGAACGTTGATTTTTGTTTATTACGTCCAAATTTAAAATCTCTTTTCTTTGTTGTTGATGCTTCGGGGTTGTGTTTAAGTGGTGCAGATGCAGGCTTGCTCAGTTCGGCTTTTAGCTCTGCTTCTTCCTCTTTAACTTCTTCCTCTACTTCTTCAACTTCTTCTTTTTCAACTTCTTCTTCGGGTTTAAGGTCATCAATCATTTTCTTAATTTCCTCTAATGCAAGTTCAAATTCTTCTCTACTTACATATCCTAAATCTTCTGTTTCTTCTTCTGCTATTTCTTCTTCTACAATTTCTTCCTCTACTTCTTCCTCGCCAAGTTTAGCAATAATGCCTTCTTTAACTACGGATAAAGTTAAACCACTTTCCATTTTGTAATTTCCAACGGGTAAAGCTACCTTTTCGTCCTCTGTTACAATAAAAATTGGTTGGTCAGCTTCAAACTTATCGGCTTCTAATATAGTACCATTTTCTAATTTCATTTGTTCTAATTTAGTTTCTAAACCTAATAAAGTTCTAATTTGTGTTAATTTATCAGTTGCACTCATAATTTAATTTTAGTATTTAACGTTAATTTTTATTTGTTTTGCGTTTAAGCGATTTTTATAACTTAGTGATCGTTATACTTGCAGAGGTTGATTGATTGCTAAGACCCGTAATTGGATTACCGACCGAAATATTATACAAACCACCTTGTGTCGCACCTGCACCGCTTGATTTGGCGCTATCCCTTGTCATTAATAGTTGATAATTTTCAGTAGTTGGATCACCGAAATCATTTAATCGTATTCTATGTACATAACTAAATTCTAACGTATCCATAGATTGAAAATTTGGTAAATTAATCACATAAGCATTACCAATAGCTCTATCAAATTGTCCTAAATCATTAGGACCAACCCTTTGTACTATTCCAACGACCGTGTTCCCTCCTGCCCCTCCTGTACCTTGTCTTGATAATTGTAATTTTACATCAATACGATAATATCCTTCTTTTGTAAGTTCTACATTTCCGTTTGGTTTTAAAACAGCGCCAATTTCTTCGTCGCCAACATCAGTGTTATTGCCAAAAACAATTTGTTGCCATTCATCATCAGCAACGATAAATTCTTGATCATTATAATTAGGTTGTCTAATTATATTAGGTCTTGGTATATCATTTACTAATATTTT